TATCAAGGATGGATGAAGAATGATAATGAGTTTAAGAAGGCATTAGCTGAGATAGAGCCAGAGGAGTTGATGTTGGACTGGGGGGAGCATAAGCTGATGGAGAGGATTACTAAGGGTGATACTTTGGCTACTATGTTCTTGTTAAAGACTAAGGGTAAGAGAAGAGGGTATATCGAAAAGACTGAGGTTGCTCATGAAGGAGATGTGGTGAAGCAGATTACAGTTAACGTAGTGAAGCCATCGGAATTACCTAACTTGCAGAAGCAGCTCGATGGAGATGAGAATATAATGAACTTCGATACTCAGAAAGATAACAGCTTTACTGTTCCAGCCACATTGGCTACCGAGATAGCAGAGATTCCATTATATGACCATGATAAGGGTGAGTTGTTAGATATGAACGACCAAGATGAGTTCGAGGAGTAATGATTGATAAATCAAGGTTTATTGATTGATAAAGTTTTCTATTGGTAAACTTTGTATCTAAATTAGTAGTAATACTACTCTATTATCAAAAAATGTAAACTGTTCAAGTTTTGATAGCGTTCACGAATACGTGAACATTATAAACTTTTGTTGTACCTAAATTATAATAAGTTGCATGAATTTTTCTGATATTTCATGCATAATGTGTCATAAAAGGCACTTTTTGACTTATGTTTGTCCGATATAAGTCACATTAGGGCCTACCCTCTATAAAACCAAAAAGTATTAACTTCGTTTTTACCAAGCCAATTTTTTAATTTTTCTCCAATGTCCTATGAACGTAACCACCAACATCGTTTTCGAAATACTGCAAAACAGTCAGAAAAAAATATCTGTTATGCAAGGCGGAACAAGGTCTGGCAAAACCTACAATGTATTGACCTGGTTTATCGTAAAATTGCTACAAGAAAAAGGGAAGACACTAACTATCTGCCGTTCATCGTTGCCATCCATAAAAGGCTCAGTAATGAGAGACTTTATAGAAATTCTGTCGAAATATGGCCTATACTCAGAAGAAAAGCACAACAAGTCAGAAAATCTTTACTTCTTAGGAGGCAATACCGTAGAGTTTGTCTCTACAGACCAGCCGCAAAAAATAAGAGGTCGTAAAAGAAACTATCTTTTCATTAACGAGGCCAACGAGGTGAACTACGAATCTTGGATGCAGTTAGCCCTAAGAACCACAGAAAAGATTGTAATTGACTATAACCCTTCAGATTACTACTCTTGGATATACGACAAGGTAATTACCAGAGAAGATACTGACTTTACCATCACTACCTACAAAGACAATCCATTCCTTGAGAAATCTTTGGTGGAGGAAATTGAGAGACTAAAGGATGCCGACCATGAATATTGGAGAGTTTATGGTTTAGGTGAACGAGCAATATCAGAGGCAACTATTTATACCCATTGGAAACGCAGACGAAACTTCCCAGAAGGAGGGGAAATATTTTATGGACTGGATTTTGGCTACAACAATCAAACCGCACTGGTTCGTATCAAACACTTCGATAACGAGATGTTTGTGGAGCAACTCATCTACGAAACTAAAATGTCTACCTCACTACTCATCGATAGGCTAAAGGCTTTTGGCTTTGACAGACGCACAGAGATATTTGCTGATGCTGCTGAACCCAAGACTATAGCTGAGATTAATAAGGCTGGATTTAGCCTTAAAAGTGCCGTTAAAGATGTTTTTGCTGGTATCAACAAGGTAAAGTCATTTCCGCTGATAGTTAAAAGCGATTCGTTAGATTTGTTGGATGAGTTTAAAAACTATAAATGGAAAACTGACAACGATGGTAATACTTTGGATGAACCAGTTAAGTTTAGAGACCACTTGATGGATGCCATGAGGTATGCCATATACTCAAAATTTGCCAAACCGAAAAGAGGTTGGGTAGTGTAGGCTAAAAATTTGTTACTTTTGTAAAAATATCATATAGCGTGAAATTAAATGACATATTCGGAGCAATTAACCCTTTTCAACAAAAGGCAACAGTTCCCAACGGAATGATAAATGTTACGAGCCCATTTGCTGATTTTGGAGGTTTACTTGCTGGAAGAACTTTATATCCAGAACTTAACCAAAGAAAATTCGTACTTGACTACGAGAACAATAGTGAGGTCTACGCAATCATAAAGCGTATCTCTAAAACTGTATCTACGGTACCATTTTACGTTTACAAGGTAAAGGATAAGAAGTCACTTAACCGCTATACATCGATGACTAAAAACTCATCTACTACTCAAGACTTAGCCAAAGCCGAGTTGATTAGAGTAAAAGCAATTAGCGAGATTGCAGATTCCCCATTGAACGATTTATTAGAAAAACCAAACCCTTATCAATCTCTTTCAGAGTTTATTGAAAGCGTTATTGGTTATAAACTTATTTGCGGCAATTCATTTGTTTGGGCCAACCGATTAGAAAGCGGTAAGGTTCAAGAATTAGTCGTGCTCCCTCCGCAATACATGGCCATCATTTCTGATGGTACTATCAATGGGGTTGAAGGTTATTCTTTTACACTTGTTGGATGGGATTTCTTAGATGCGAAAGACGTAATCCATCTAAAATACTTCAACCCTTACTTTGACACTAACGGAAACCAATTATACGGATTAAGCCCATTACAAGCTGCATACAGAACTGTTCAGCGTTCTAACGATGCGAAGGACACTTCGGTTGGTATGTTGCAGAATCAAGGCCCTAAAGGTATCTTGTATGCTGATGAGTCTAACAACTTTGGACAAGAGGAAGCTGGTAAGTTAAAAGAAGATTTCTACAATCAGTACGGAACTAAGAGCCAAGGACAAATAGTGCAGAATGCTGGTAAGATTTTAATTGCTGGTGCTAAATTAGGATGGGTTAACATGGGATTATCCCCTATCGACCTTCAGCTTTTAGAATCAGAGAAAGTTACGCTTAGAGAACTTTGTAATGTGTATGGCGTGAACTCTGCGTTGTTTAACGACCCAGATAACAAGACTTATAACAACATGAAAGAAGCTAAGAAGGAAATGCTTACGCAAGTAGTACTTCCAGAATTAGTAGCACTTCGTGATGCTTTCAATAGATTCTTTGCAGTAGAGATTGGCAATGGTTACTATATTGATTTTGATATTACTGTGTTCCCAGAGTTACAAGAGGACATGAAGGAGCTTTCTGCTATCCTATCTCAGTCTTGGTGGATTACCCCTAATGAGAAAAGAGCAGCAATGCGTTACGATACTTCTTTAGACCCAGTTATGGATGAAGTATTTATTCCTGCTGGTTACTTACCTATCGATGAGCTTACAATGTTACAAGACCCTACAAATGCTCAGCAACAAGGAGATTATAACATACCACCAGTAAAGTAATGGCTAAAATAGTCACTCCTTCTCAGCAGTTCGCTTTGCAGCAAAAGATTGCAAGGAAATCAATAAGAGAGTATCAGCCTAAAATATTGGCTGCTTTACAATCTGACTTTGATAGAGCTGCTCAGTTGGTTAAGGACTACGGAGTTCAGCAAACCATGAATAATCAGAATGCTTTATTCGATGGAGCAGAGATTAATAATATTTTACGAACTTTGTACGAGACGACTGGCGGTTATACTGCCATGACGTACCAAAAGATATTTGACAAGTATAAAAAAGAAGAATCAGTAGATTTAGACCCTCTGAACATTATGGATGAATGGTTAGCGTTTATGTTGTCTTATTGGACAACCTATAGCGGAACTAAGATGTACGGAATTGAAAATACTACCAAGAATGAGATTACAAGGATTTTGAACGGCTCTATTAGATACGGACAAGAAAATAACTTGAGTCTTAACGAGGTTAATTCACTTGCGATTAAAAACCTACAAGAAGGTAAAATTAACAATGCAAGGAGTCTGCTGATTGCAAGAACGGAATCACATCAAGCATTAAGTGCTGGTATGATGGGTGCAGTTAAATTTGTTAACATACCTTTGCTTAAACAATGGATGGCTGCAGATTATCCTGCTAAGAATAATAGGTACAGAGATTGGCATAGGACATTGGATAGACAAACCAATCCAGATGCAGGAGGAGTAAGAATACCGATTAATCAGCCGTTCCTTGTGAATACGCCAAATAGAGGAGTAATTGAGATGCAATACGCACATGATGCAAACGGAGGTGCAATGAATAATTGTAACTGTAGATGTTGTACTGTGTTTATTGCTTAAACAAATATATATGAGTAATTTTTATAACAAGAAAGCAGTAAGTGGTGTACCAGTCGATATGTCTGATGACACAAGAACCATTGAGGTTTACTATTCTGCGTTTGGTAATGTAGATAGCGATGGCGATGTAATCATGCCAGGCTCATTTACGAAGTCTATTAAAGAGAATGGCCCACAAGGCAAGAATAGAATCTGGCACTTGTTTAACCACTCTACAGACAAACCAGTATCTAAGCCAAAGGAATTGGTGGAAGATGCTTTTGGTTTAAAGGCAATCGTTAAAATGCCAAATACAACTTTAGGTAGAGATACTTATGAGTTGTATAAAGAAGGTCATATCACAGAGCATAGCATTGGATTCCAGACTGTAAAGTCTCAAGCTAAGTCTGGGTATAACGAGATTCAAGAAATTAAATTGTTTGAAGGTTCCTCAGTTTTATGGGGAGCTAATTCTAATACGCCAACCGTTATGGTTAAGTCTGAAATCAAAGTAACTCTAATTGATGAGATAGCTAAAACTATCAAGTCATTGAGAAATGGTTTCTATACTGATGAAACTTTTGGTTTATTAGAGTTAAAGCTCAAGCAATTACAACAATATCTCGCTGAGATGGAAGAGGATGAATCAGTCGCTTCGGAAGAACAACCGCCAGTAGATGCTCCAACTGAGTTGCAACCAGTAGGTGAATCAGAAGATGAGGCATTGGAAGATGAAGATGACCCGATGGTTTCCATTGAATTAGAGGTAAACAAATATTTACAATCATTTAAAATTTTCAACTAATGGTAGAAGAAATTAAAAGTGCTTTCGAAGGCGTTAAAACCGAAGTAAACGGTGCTATCGAAACATTAAAAGCTGATAACGCAGTAGCGGTAGATGGCTTAAAAACAGAATTAGAAGAATTAAAAGCTCAAGTTGCTGTAGTTAAAGATGCTGCAGACAAATTAGAGGCAAAAAACAATCGTAAGACAATGAACGAAAATCAATTTAAAGGTTTCAATGCCACTTTAGGTGAGCAAATTGAAAAGAATGCTGACAGCATCGCAAAATTAGGTCGTGGCGAAATGAAGAATACTTCTTTCATTATGGACACTAAAGCAGTAGGTAACATGACAGAAGCAGTTAACTTGACTGGAGATATTCCACGTCAGTATGCTAACCAAGTTTATGGTTTACCTTCTCGTAAAATCCACGTTAGAAGTTTGTTACCAGTAGGTACAATCTCTCAAGGATTATTTACTTTCCCTCAAGAAACTGGTGGTGAAGGTGCTCCTGCTAACCAAACTCAAGGTAGTGCAAAGGCTCAAGTTGATTTCGATATCAGCATGGTTAATGCTCCTGCACAAGTTATCGCTGGTTACGTTAAAATCTCTCGCCAAATGTTAGATGACGTTCCTGCTATGACTTCTTTCTTACAATCTCGTTTGTTAGAGAAATACTTAGTTGCTGAAGATGCTCAGTTATTATTTGGTTCTGGTATTGGTGTTAACTTGACTGGTTTGACTGTAAATGCTGCTGCTCCAACTGGTGCTGCAACTGTAGACGTTGAGCAATTAGTACAAGCTATTGCACAAGTAGAAGCAAGTAACTACTCTGCAACTGGTATCTTGATTAACCCTACAGATTGGGCTAACATCGTAAACACTAAGAACACTAACTCTGCGTACTCTTTACCAGGTTCTACAGTGGTTACAACTGATGGTCAATTATCTATCGCTGGTATTCCTATCTTCAAGTCTACAGCAATGACTGCTGACAAGTTCTTAGTAGGAGACTGGTCAATGGGTGCTCAAATCATGCAACGTAATGGTATCTCTGTTCAATTCTTTGAGCAAGATGGTAACAACGCTATTGAGAACATGATTACAGTTCGTGTTGAGGCAAGAATCGCATTCCCTATCTACTACGCTGGTGCGTTTGTATATGGTGATTTCGGTAACGTAGCTTAATCTTAGATTAACTCAAATATAAAGGGGGCAGCCGCAAACTGCCTCCTTTTTTATGTCTACTATATTTTAGTTATTTTTGTAAAAATATCGGTATATGCAGATTATAAGGGATGTCACAACCACAATAGAGCCAGTTTCAGAACCAATAACATTATCTGAGGCTAAGAACTATCTAAAGGTTGACTTTGATGATGATAATGACTTAATTAGCTCTTTAATAGTGGCTGCAAGGGTTAGATTAGAAAAATATGCTGGGGTGGCTATGACAGCTCGTACTTTACAAGTTGTAGCTTATGTGGATGAGTTTATAGAACTACCATACGCACCACTTAACAATATTACTAAGGTTGAATACTGGGATAATAACGATTGGACAGAAATGACAATCCCTCAGTACAATATCTTAGGCACTACTTACAAGAAGCTATACATGAACTCCTTTACTCACATGGAGTTTAGGTTTACTTACACTTGTGGTTATTCTACTACCCCTGCAATAATGAAAACAGCCTTGTATAAGATACTTGCTGATTTGTACGATTACAGAGAATCTTCTGTAGAAGATAGTAAGCCAAATGCTAACATAGCATCTGCATACGAACTAATGAAGCCTTTTAAACGAGTAAGCATAATATTATAATGATTAGTAAACTAAAAAATAGGATTACTTTTCAATCTAAGATTTCTGAGTCTGATGGTGCTGGTGGCGAGGTCTTAACAGATGTCGACTACTATACTTGTTGGGCCGAGATATTTAGAGAGAATCAAAACAAGACAAACATAGCTGGTAAAGATTCTTTATCAGATAGCATAGTTTTTAGGATAAGAGATGCTCAAAGTATCTCTATTTCTAATGACCTTACAATAGCTTATAATGGTAATATCTACTTGATTAGCAGCGTTATAGATGAATTTGACAACGACAAATATTTAAGAATTACTTGTGCTACATTAAGGAGAGTTGATACCTGGGATAGTATTACAGCATTCTGGGAGAACATTAGTAAAACTTGGGAGACAGTATAATGTCATTTACTATAAATAAAACAGCAAGTGTCACTAACCTATCAAAAAGGTTAAAAGAGGCACCTCATTTGATTACTCAGCAAGTGCAGAAGATAATCAATGAGTCTGTTTTGACTATTGAAAAAAATGCAAGAGCAAGGGCACCACAAGGTAAAACTGGCTTATTAAAGGCATCTATTTATAGTACGCCTTACACAATGAACGCAGGAGCAAGAGTTGGTTCTGGTGGTCGTATGGGTAGAAAGTCCAATTACTCTCCTTTTGTAGAGTTTGGTACTGGTAATGATTTTCAAATTCCAGTGTATAGAAACCTAAGTATGAACAAACTTGAGGCCTATGCATTAAGTTTTAAACGGAGTAATGGAAATTTAGTAAATTTGCCCCATAGACCATTCTTATTTAACTCGGCTTCGGAAGAACTATATAAAATGGTTACTAAAATAAAAAAAATTAAAATATAATGGCTACTCTTCAAGGTAAAGCGGTAAAAAATACATATAGACAAGTACTACAGATTGGTGCTAATAATGTTGGAGTAAGTGGTACTTTACAGCCAGTTCAAGATGGTGCTGGGGTAAACACTGCTTTATCTCTTTCTACTTTAGCTGCAACTGTTAATGGTGATTTAACTATTACTGGCGACTTGATTATTACTGGTGGTGGAATACAGATTAAAGACCTTATCGATGATACTGTAGCAGCATTGATTCAAAATGGTACTGGAATTACATGGACTTATAATGATGGTGCTGCAACTTTAACTGGTAACTTTACTGGAACTACAAGCGTTGTACCAGAAGGTAGCAATTTATACTATACTCAAGGTAGATTTGATTCAGCTTTCGCTGCTAAGAGCACAACGAACTTGGCAGAAGGAACGAATCTTTATTTTACAGAAGCAAGAGGTGATGCAAACTTTGCAACTAACCTTGCGGCAAGTGATACAGATGATTTAGCAGAAGGTGCTACTAACTTGTATTTTACTAATGCAAGAGCAAGAACTGCTTTAAGCGTGACTGCTGGAACTGGTCTTTCTTACAATAACACAACTGGTGTTTTTAACTTAGCTGCTATTCCTAATGCAAGTTTGACTAATAGCTCAATAACTATTAATGGTCAAGCAGTATCTTTAGGTGGTTCAGTTACTTTGACTACAACAAACATTGCAGAAGGAACTAACTTATATTGGACAGAGGCAAGAGGTAACTCTAATTTTGCAACTAATTTAGCTGCATCAACAACAACTAACTTAGCAGAGGGTACAAACCTATATTACACTCAAGCAAGATTTGATACTGCTTTTAGCAATAAGAGTACAACCAATTTAGCTGAAGGAACTAACCTTTACTATACACAAGCAAGATTCAATAGTGCTTTAGCTGCAAAGACTACTACAGACTTAGCAGAAGGCACAAACTTATATTACACAGATGCTCGTGCAAGACTTGCATTATCATCATCTGCAACTGGGTTATCTTATGCTAACAATAGTGGTGTATTTAGCTTAACTGCTGGTTATGCGATTCCTACAACAGTTAAATTAGGTGAATACGATATAGCTTACAATCGTTCTATCGTATCTGCTGCGGTAACTGGTACATCAACAAAGACTTTAAGCCTAACTCAACAAGATGCTAACGTAATAACAGCAACTTGGACTGACCAAGGTATAACAACAATAAACGGAACTGCAAATCAAATTGCAGCTACAACTGTAGGTAACACTACAACTCTTGCATTTACGAATGATGTTACGATGCCTAACAACTTAGTTGTAAGCGGTAACTTAACTATCAATGGTACTGCAACTTATGTAAACACAGAATCAATATCTTCTAAAGACCCATTGTTCGAGGTAGCTAACACTAACAATACAACAGATGCGGTTGACATTGGATATTATGGTAGATACTATGATGCTGTTCAAGAAAGAGTAGAGTTTACTGGATTATTCAGAGATGCTTCTGATGCTGGTAAGTTTAAGATATTTAATGGTTTAGTAGATGAACCTACAAACGTAGTTAACACTACTGGAACTGGTTACACAGTTGCAACTTTAGTTGCTAACGTAGATGGTAACTTAGCTGGTACTGCAAACGCTGCAAACATCTTATCTACTGCAAGAACAATAGCTGCAAGTGGAGATGCTGCATGGTCAGTTAGCTTTGATGGTTCTGCAAACGTAACATCTGCCTTAACATTGGCTAATACTGGTGTTACTGCTACAACTTACGGAACTTCTACTGCTGTACCTACAATCGCTGTAGATAGCAAGGGAAGAATAACAAGTGCTTCTAATACAAACATTACTTTCCCAGTTACAACAGTTAATGGATTTGCTGGAACTGTTGTTCTAACAACATCAGATGTTGCTGAGGGAACAAATCAATACTTTACTACAGCAAGAGCACAAGCATCTATTACTGGTGGTGCATCAAGCGTAGTAACTGCTAACTTAACTGCTTCAAGAGCTTTAGTTTCTGATGGTAGTGGTAAGATTGCAGCAAGTGCGACTACAACAACTACAGAGGTAGGTTATTTAGCTGGTGTAACAAGTGCTATACAAACACAGCTTGATAGCAAGTTAAACTTGACTGGTGGTACTTTAACTGGCGGTTTAATAGGAACTACTGGTAGCTTCTCAAGTAGTGGTAGTGGAGATACTTTCACTATTGGCCATACAAGCGGAAGTGGTATAGCCTTAAACATCACTAAGAATGGTAACGGAGAAGGATTATATATAAACAAAGCAAGTGGTAGTGGTAACGCTGCTACAATCATAGGTACTTTAAACGCAACTACTTTAGTTAAGAGTGGTGGTACAGCATCTCAGTTCTTAAAGGCAGATGGCTCAGTAGACTCAAGCACATATTTAACAACAAGTGCCGCATCTTCTACTTATTTACCTTTAGCTGGTGGTACGCTTACTGGTGCTTTAAGTGGTACAAGTGCTACGTTATCAAGTAGTTTGACGATAGGAAGCACTTTTAATATTAATACAGAGGCTTGGTTACAATTTCTTGGCAACAATGTTTTAATAGCAGATGGAGATTTTACAATTTTACAAACAAGTGGGACAGGTTTAATGAGGTTTAGAAATAATTCTGCACAAAATTTATTAACATTAGCTAATAATGGTGTTGCTACATTCTCAAGTAATGTAGGAATCGGAGTTACACCGAGTGCAGCAAATTTACCAAGTATAGAAAGCCAATATGGATTTTTTAGTGGACAAAGCGAAATTAATTTAACTACTAATGCTTATTATAATTCAGGATTTAAATACATAAGTTCGGGTTCTCGTGCTCTTAGGTATCATCAAAGTACTTTTGATGGTTCTCATCAGTGGTTTACTTCCGCTTCTGGAACAGCAGGTAATTCTATTAGCTTTACAGAAGCAATGAGAATCACATCGGGGGGTGATTTATATGCAAATCAAAGTACTTTCTTTGGTAATCCTGCTGGAGACCCAGCATCTCCTAATACTCATACATTTTATTCTTCTGGATATTTCCAATCATCTTATTTAATGTATTTGAGAAATGGTGCTACAAGTCCAACTTATACATATATGGCTGACTGGCACTTTAGCAATAGTAGTGGAAGATGGAGTTCTGGAACTGGTCAACAATTTTTAAGATGTAGAGATGACCAAAATAGATTAATTATTTACGAAAGTGGTAATGTTCAGAATTACAACAATAGTTATGGCTCATTATCTGATATTAAAGTAAAAGAAAATATTACTGATGCAAGTCCAAAACTTAATGATTTATTAAAAGTAAGAATTGTTAATTATAATAAAATTGGAGATAAAACTAAACAAATAGGTGTTATTGCTCAAGAATTAGAGCAAATATTTCCATCAATGATTGAGGAAATTCAAGATACAATTGATGTAGAAGTAGAAAAAACTGACGAAAATGGCATTACATTGTTAGATAATAATGGTAATCCTATATTAGAAAACAAGATTGAAGTTTTAGAAACTACTACTAAGTCTGTCAAATACTCAGTTTTTGTTCCAATGCTTATAAAATCTATTCAAGAATTAGAAGCAAGAGTAAAAGAATTAGAAGCTAAATAATTTTACCTAAATTTGTAAAAAATAACCAAATATGACAATAACATTAAACGCAGAGCAAATTAAGCAATTAGATGGCTTTTTTCAAGAGTTACCGACAAAGTATGGCTTACCCCTTATTAAGTTCTTTGGTGAGCTAAATGAGGCTCAAAATGGCCAACAAACGGATTCTAAAGAAGTAGAGGTAGAAGGATAATGAAAGACTGCGGATATGCTATACGAAAGGCTTATTTCGACAAGATAAATGCTAACAACTACGAACTATCGGTATATGATACCATAGCTCCAGATGGTTCAGAGCCTCCATTCTTGCTAATAAGCTCACAGACATCAGTAGAGAATAGCGACAAAACAAGCTATAACTTTGATGTAAGCATACAGTTTGACATAGTGTATAGGACATTTAAGTCTGGTGAAGTAGGTCAAAAAGCCGTAGATGGGTGGGCTAATGACTTATTGGAAATCATAGGAGTAGGCCCTGCAGATTATCCAAATGCTTCTCCAGATTTCAAAATAGTTACAAGGAATATGGTGTCAAACCAGGCTACTTTTGACTATGTAGAAGAAACATATATTTTTAGAAGAGTTATAGTGGTAGACCACTTTGTAACTCAAACAACATAATTAATTAGGATTTTAAACATATAAAAAAAACATAATATGGCTACCACAGGAATTTTTAACGGAAGTTTGCTTGTCGTAAAGATAGGCGGTGTTGCAGTTGCACATTCAACTTCATGCTCTTTATCAGTATCAACAGACTTACCAGACGCAACTACAAAAGATAGTGGTGGATGGGCAGCTCAAATTCAAGGACTTCGTTCTTGGTCAGTATCAACAGATGGCTTAGCGGTTATCGAATCTGCTGCTGCTGGTGTAAACGTAGAAGATTTATTCTCTTCTATTAGTTCAAGAACTGATGTAACTTTGACTTTCTCTACTTTCGTAAGTGGTGACAAGATTTGGACTGGAACTGCAGCGGTTGAGTCTTTAGACTTTACTGGTGACATGGAATCTCCAGCTACATTCTCTGCATCATTCACTGGAACTGGAGCATTAGTGATGACTACCAACGCATAAACTAAAAACCAAATATATGAGAGGACAATTTAACCTATCACTTTCTGATGGTAAGGTAATACCGCTGCGTTTCTGCACATGGTCTTTAAAGAGATTCTGTCAGTTACAAGGTATAGGCCCAACAGAGATAGGAACAGCTTTAAGCGGTGAATCTGCTTTAGATGCTATCGTTAATTTAGTAAGGTCTGCTGCTGAATACCCTTTTTACAAAGAAGGTAGAACGCCAGATTTTAAAGAGATTGACGTATGCGATTGGATAGATGACATGGGTGGTATCGCTGGAGCACAGTTCCAAGAAATCATGGCTGCACTATCAGAAAGTATGAATAGCGGATTAGAGCAACCAAGTTCTACGTCAACAGAGGCTGGTGAAGAAAAAAAAAATTAGAATGGATTGACATAGAAAGATATACAATGGGGGAGTGTCAAATACTTCCCCATTTGTTTTGGGAGATGACCATGGCTGAATTAGACTTTATTTGGTATGGTTATAGGCACAAAGAGGAGCAAGAATGGGTAAGGTCAAGATGGCAAACTACGATACTTGTCAATATGCAGCTACCTAAAGGCAAGAAGGTTAAACCAACTGAACTTTTAGAGTTAGATTGCGATAAGAGGAATAGAAAGAAGAATGTTAAGATAATGAGTAACGAAGAGTTACAAGAGGTACTAAAAAAATACGAAAATATTAAACCAGTATAATAATGGCGAATAACGAAGGTGTTGATATTATAATTAAGGCCACAGACCAGTACACTAAGACCATAAATAACATTACGGCTTCTAATAAGCTATT